ACGGACGCCGCCACGAACGCCGCCACGCGCGCCGCCACGGACGCCGCCACGGACGCCGCCACGTACGACGCCACGCGCGTCGCCACGGACGCCGCCACGCGCGACGCCACGGACGCCGCCACGTACGACGCCACGGACGCCGCCACGCACGACGCCACGGACGCCGCCACGCACGACGCCACGGACGCTGGTCGCTTCGCGCTCCTTGCTCTGCGCCTCGGTCGCGAGTTTGGCGTGAGCGACAAGCTCATGCTGCAGTGCGCGCAGCAGTGGTGGCGCATGTACCAAGGCGGGAACATGTGGAGTTCTTGGGACAGCTACGTCAGCGCATTCCGTGATGTGCTCGGCCTGGTGCTGCCTGAGCACGACAAATACAGCGCCTGGGAGGCATGCGCCGTCGAAGGCGGATTCCGCGTCGTGCATGAGGAGTTCTGCATCGTCAGCGACCGACCTGAGTTGCTCACGGTCGATGCCGAGAACCGCCCGCACAACGAGTCCGGCCCGTCACACCGCTGGCGCGATGGCTGGGCGCTGTACCACTGGCACGGCATGCGCGTTCCCGATGAGCTGGCCTACATCATCCACTCGCCCCAAAGCATCACGGTCGAGGCCATCGAGGCGCAGACCAACAGCGAGCTGCGCCGAGTGATGATCGACCGATACGGCCCGGCCCGCTTCGTGGTCGATAGCGGCGCCATCGTTGTGCACGAGCTGCCGGCCGACCACAGCATGCAGGGCCTGCGCACGGCGCGCCTGCTGCGCAAGGACGTGCAGGACGACGAGCCCATCGTCTACGTCGACCTGCTCAACAGCACGCCCGAGCCGGACGGCACGACGCGCCGCTACATGCTGCGTGTGGACCCCAACGCCTACGGCGGAGAGGCCGCGCGCAATGCCCACGCCGCGGCAGCCAGTACCTGGCGCGACAGCCTGACAGGCGCACTCACCTACCGCGACTGGCGTGACTACGCGCCGGTGGCCGAGAGCTGAACCATGGGCCAGCTCAGCTACGGCGACTGGCTCTGCGTGCAGCGCGAGCGAGAAGAAGACCGCCTGGAAGACGAGGCCCTGGCCGCCGAGGATGAGGCCGACGACATGGACGATGACGAATCGACCGAGGTACTGGCATGAACACCGCCTACAGCGTGCTTCGCATCGTCGTGGCTTTCGCGGCCCTGCTGGCCATCACCGGATGCGGCGGCGGCGGAGACCAGGACGAGCCGCAGGCCAGTGACTGCTACGTCGCCGGACACCTGGCCGACGCGCAGACCTGCGGCGTGCCATCGATGCACCTGCCGGCCAAGCCAGTTGACGGCGTCAGCCGCTGAGCCGGCGACGCCCCGCACTTCTTCTTCACCACGCACCACCAGGACATGCCCATGCACGCCACACAGCCCCCCGCGCGGCCGATCCCGGCTGCCGCGATGTACCTGCCACTCGATGCGCCGCTGAACACGCGCATCGCCCTTGTGCAGGCCCTGACCACCTGCGTCGAGCGCATCGAAGTGACGCACGACTTCTTCGCGTCTCAGCGCCCTGGTCGGCTCATCACCGACGCCGAGCTGGCCCACGTGCGCACCCTGGCCCTGGCGCTGATGTGCCGCTTCTGCGACGACGCCCGAACCGGCCTGGGGGCACGGCTGGAACGGCTGATCTTCCCGGACGACGTGGCCGCCGCCAGGGCGGCGCCGCGCCCGGACGCCACCCTGGTGCCGACGCTGCACGACCAGGTCGACGCCGCGGCCGCGCCAGCACCCGACCACGCCGACTTCGACGACACGCTGCAGATCGACACGCTGCACCTAATTACCCCCTGCTGCCCCCCGCAGCAGCCATCCACCACCCACCAGGAGACGATGTGATGAACGCCATCACCACCGGCACATCCACCACCCCCCGGCGCGCCCAGTCGCAGTTCTGGCGCGTGGCCGGACGCACGGCCGACGGCCAGCACATCCAGAAGATCGCCTACGCCGCCAGCAACGTGGCGGCCGAAGCGCAGGCCTGCCAACTGGCTGGCATCCCGGCCGATGCCCTGGTGGGCGGCAGTTGCATCGCCATCGGCACACAGTGGCCGCGCCAGGAGATGCCGTCGGCATCCGCGGCCGGCCACGGCGTGTGCGCGGCACGCCGTGCCGACGGCGCCGCTGCTGCTGCACCAACCGCCGTGTCTGCCGTCGAGCGCCTGGCCGGCCGTGTGCACGACGCAGCCCGGGCCGCTGGCATGCCACTCACGCAAGCCGCCGCGTCCTGGGCCCGGCGCGTGGTGGCCGCGATGCATGCCCTGGCCCGGCGCTCACGCATCGAGGACGACATCGCCCACCACCGCGATGAGGCCGACTACTACAGCCAGGTGATCGCCACCGCCGAGTACGCCCGCCAGTGGCACGAGCGCGAGCTGGCCAGGATCCTGGCCGACCTGCACCACCTCAGCAACCCCTGATTGCTGCCGCCCGCCCAACTGCCGGCCAGCGCATCGGCGGGCGTGGCGTGGCGCTGGCAAGCGCCTCCCTGAAGCGGCTGGCCCGGCCGCGACGAATGCGCAGAGGGCACCTTCCGTCGTCTCAACGCTACCCACCAACCGCCCGCAAGGGACACACCAGCATGAACAACGTGCTCGACCACACCCCGCAGAGCGCTGCGGCCGCGCCCGACGGCCACACCACAGCCAGCACGCTGGCCGATCTGGCGCACCAGCTCATGAACGCCCGGCTGGCCGAAGAGGCGGCCAAGCGCCGCCGCATCGCCATCGAGGACCAGATCATCGAGCTGGCCGACGTGCGCGAAGAAGGCGCCGCCACGCTGCAGCTCGACAACGGCTTCACGCTCACCACCACCGGGAAGCTGACCTACAAGCTCGCCAGCCCGGGCGCCATCGACGCCATCCGCGAGATCGGCAAGACCTGGTCGGATGGCCTCACGCCGCTCAAGACCAAGACCGAGCTGGACGAGGCCGGCTGCAAGTGGCTGCGCGCCAACGCCCCGAAGCTGTGGGCGCAGATCGCCAGCGTCATCGAGGTCAAGCCGGCCAAGACCAGCGTGACGGTGAAGGCCTGAGATGGCAAGCGCAGCTGTCGCCCCACATGAGCGCGTCATGGCGCGCATCGAAGTGAGCAGTGCATCTGGCTGCTGGCTTTGGACTGGATGCGTGGATAGCTTTGGCTACGGGAAGGTGTCTGTGCCAGGTGGCAACGTCGATAGAACGCATCGCGTGATGTGGCGTGCACATCGAGGTGAGATCCCAAAACCGCTGTGTGTGCTGCACACGTGCGATGTGCCTCGCTGCTGCAATCCGGCGCATCTATTCCTCGGCACCGAGCTCACCAACAACGTCGACAAGGCCGAGAAGGACAGAGGACGTCGAAAGCTCACATCAAGCGATGTGATGGCTATCCGCGCAGCTCGCGGAGCGCACCGTGTGATTGCCAAAGCCTTCGGCGTAAGTCGCTCAATGGTCACGCACATCAAGAACAGGACAGAAAGGAAATACGTATGAGCATCAAGCTCACCACCACCGCCAAGGCGGCCCAGCTCAACGGCCTGAAGCTCCTGGTGCACGGCCCGGCCGGCGCCGGAAAGACCAGCCTGTGTGCCACCACCGACGAGCCGACCATCATCATCAGCGCCGAGGCCGGCCTGCTCAGCCTGCGCGGCCACGACATCCCGGTCATCGAGGTCGCCAGCATCGACGACGTGCACGAGGCCTACCGCTTCGTCACCGAAAGCGCCGACGCCCAGGGCTTTCGCTGGGTGTGCCTGGACAGCATCAGCGAGATCGCCGAAGTCTGCCTGGCGCACGAGAAGAAGACCAACAAGGATCCGCGCGCCGCCTACGGCTCCCTGGCCGACCAGATGGGCCAGCTCATCCGCGCCTTCCGCGACCTGCCGGGCCGCAACGTGTACTTCAGCTGCAAGCAGCAGCGTCAGCAGGACCAGGCCACGGGCGCCACCCTGTACTTCCCCAGCCTGCCCGGCCAGGCCCTGGGCCAGGGCATCAGCTACTTCTTCGACGAAGTGATGGCCCTGCGCGTGGAGCCCGACGCCGAGGGCAAGCCCACCCGCTGGCTGCAGACCGGCCGCGACTTCACCCACGAGGCCAAGGACCGCTCGGGCGCCCTGGCCATGTTCGAGCCCCCGCACCTGGGCGCCATCGCCCGAAAGATCCTCTCCACCGCCCACCAACCCGCCGCGGCCACCGCCGCCTGAAAGCACACCCCATGGCACAGCTCTTCTTCAACGCCCAGAACGTCGCGCCGCAACAGTCGGCCGCCCCCATCCCTGCCGGCGTCTACCTGGCCCACGTGGTCGACAGCGACGTGCGCCCGCTCAAGAGCGGCAACGGCACCGGCCTGTCGCTCACCTTCGAGGTGCTGCAGGGCCCCTACGCGCGCCGCAAGGTCTTCGCCAACATCAACGTCAAGCACGCCAACCCCGAGGTCGAGCGCATCGGCCAGAGCCAGCTCAGTGCGCTGTGCCATGCCATCGGGCGACTGAACATCAACGGCGACAGCGCCATGCTGCACATGGTTCCCTGCATGATCCGCGTGAAGGTTCGCAAGGACGAGTCCGGCCAGTACGAAGACCGCAACGAGGTCAGCGGCTACGAAGCTGCACAGGCCGGCGGCGCTGCGCCTGGCGGCCTGTTCCCGCCCACGCCCGGAGGCCAGGTGGCCCCGCAGTTCCAGCCGACGATGCAAGCGCCTCAGCAGCAGCCTGCCGCCGCGGCGTTCGGTCAGCCGCCGGCACCGGCGCCGCAGCCCGCAGCCGCAGCGCCGGTCGCCGCCCCCTGGGCCCGCCGCACGACGACTGCCGCCTGAGCCATGGCTGCCATCCCTGAACGAGAGCACAGCGTGGTGGCGGCCATCTACCGCCTCTACGAGCAGCGCGAGGCGGCCGAGGGTGGCCACCGCGCCCACCTGGGCGCCAGCCTCATCGGCCACCCCTGCGCGCGCTACCTGTGGCTCACCTTCCACTGGGTCGGCCGCGAGGCCTTCGACGGCCGCATGCTGCGGCTGTTCCAGGCGGGCCGCGACTTCGAGCCGCGCGCCGTGGCCGAGCTGCGCGCCATCGGCTGCGAGGTGCACGAGTCCGACGAGGCCACCGGTCAGCAGTTCCGCGTCAGCGCCCACGGCGGCCACTTCGGCGGCAGCCTGGACGCCGCGGCCTGCGGCCTGCCCGAGGCGCCCCGCGCCTGGCACGTGGTCGAGTTCAAGACCCACAGCGCCAAGAGCTTCAAGGCGCTGATGGCCGACGGCGTGGAGCAGGCCAAGCCGCAGCACTACGCCCAGATGCAGGTCTACATGGGCCTGACCGGCATGGACCGCGCCCTGTACCTGGCCGAGAACAAGGACACCAGCGAGCTGTACAGCGAGCGCGTGCCCGCCGACCCCGTGGTGTTCGCCAAGCTGATGCAGCACGCGCACCTCATCATCGAATCCCCCGAGCCGCCTCAGCGCATCCACGACGACCCCGCCTGGTGGCAGTGCAAGTTCTGCGCGTTCCACGGCCAGTGCCACGGCCAGGTCGTACCCGAGGTCAACTGCCGCACCTGCGCGCACAGCACGCCCGAGCCGGACGGCGACGCCCGCTGGAGCTGCGCCCGCCAGGCTGCCGGCAACGCCCTGAGCCTGGCCGAGCAGCGCGCCGGCTGCCGCGGCCACCGCTACATCCCGCTGCTGCTGGAGCGCCTGGGCGAACAGGTCAGCGCCGCTGATGAGTTGGACGGCAACGCAACCGTCCACTACCGCCGCGCCGATGGCCGCGGATTCAGCAATGGCGGCCATGCGCCGGCGCTGCTGAGCCAGCAGATCGCCGCGGGCGAGTGGGGGGGTGTGGCGTGAGCATCTTCAAGAAAACATTGATCTGGCTATCTTGGGCAAACCATCGGCATGAGCTGACACGCGGGCGCCGTTACCTCGTGTGCGACAGCTTTGGGCATGTCGCCGCGAGCATCTGGAGCGGAGCTGATTTCATCCTGGATCTTGGCGGCTTCGACCAGGCTCTGGTGCGCACGCTGGCCAGAGATGCCGCGGCCGCCTGTGCCAGCAATGCGCTTCTATCCATCGGGAAGAAGAAGCTATCAGCTTCTGAAGGCGAGCAGGTTGCAGCCGCCATTGAAGATAGGTTCGAGGAGTTACTGCAAGATCTGGCCCCAGACTTCGCTTGTCCTATGTGGTTCATGGAGACGCCACCGCCTCCCGGGCCGGACGCAGAAGAGGCGACTGATGTTCCGGCCGCAGTTCACGACCACACGATGGGGCTGCTAGCACGCATCGAGCAAGTCGTGATTGAGCATGAAGCCCAGCGGTACAGCGGCGGAGGCGACAAGGCATGAGTACCAAGGACATGAAGAAGCGCCTTGATAACCTAGAAGCCGCCAAAGGCCTGACTGAGGACCTGTGCCGCAACGCCACATGCCCACCAGACCGACGGTGCGTGCGTCTGACCGACGCAGGCGGGCTGTTCCTGGAGGTGACGCCCAACGGGTCAAAGCGCTGGTTCTGGCGCTACGTGGTCGATGGCAAGGTGCGCGGGATGTCGTTGGGCAGCTACTGCAAGCCCGGAGGCGGAGCGGTACTGGTCGACCTGAAGTCCGCCCGCCTGGCGCGTGACGCTGCCCGTGCGACGAAGAAGTCTGGCATCGACCCGTTGCATGCCCGCAAGGCTGACCGCGCAGAGTCAGCGTGGATCGTGAAGGCTGCCAGCGAGTTCGACATCCATGCCTTCGCCGATGCCATGGCCGAGGCTGCCCGCCTGGCCGTCTTCAGAGCAGCAGCGGAGTGGCGCCCATGACCTTCGCCCTCCGCCCCTACCAGGCGCAAGCCCTGGACGACCTGTGGCGCTGGTTCGAGGCCAACGGCGACGGCGACCCCGTGGTCGAGGCCAGCGTGGGCGCCGGCAAGTCGGTCATGATCGCCGAGCTGTGCCGGCGCGTCATGGCCGCCGACGCCAGCGCGCGCATCCTGATGTGCGTGCACGTAAAAGAACTCGTGGAACAGAACCTGGCCAAGCTCGTGCAGGTGTGGCCGGGAGCGCCGGTGGGCGTCTACAGCGCCAGCGTGGGCTCGCGCCAGCTCGGCCGGGCCATCACCTACGCCACCATCGGCAGCGTCGCCAGGCGCGCTCACCTGCTCGGCCGGGTGGACCTGATGATCGTGGACGAGTGCCACCTCATCAGCGACCGGCAGGACACCATGTATCGGCAGCTCATCGACGAGCTGCGCCGCTACTGCCCGCACATGCGCGTCATCGGCTGGACCGGAACCGCCTTCCGCGGCGACGGCATCTGGCTGACCCAGCAGGGCCTGTTCACGCACGTGGCTGCGCGCGTCACCATGGGTGAGCTGCTGAAGCAGGGCTTCCTGGCGCCGCTGCACAGCGTGGCCACCGAGCAGCACATCGACACCAGCGGCGTGCGCACCAGCGGCGCCGACTACGTTGTCAGCGCCCTGGCCGAGGTGAGCGACACGGCCGAGCGCGTGCAGGCCGCCTGCGCCGAGATCGCCGCCCTGGCTGCCGACCGCAAGAAGTGGCTCGTCTTCGCCGTCACCGTCGACCACGCCCAGCACGTGGCCGCCGAGCTGCGCAGCACGCACGGTGTGGCCTGCGCGGTGGTCAGCGCCACCACGCCCAAGACCGAGCGCGAGGCGCACATTGCCGGCCTGCGCTCGGGCCGGCTGCGCGCCCTGGTCAACGTGGCCGTGCTCACCACCGGCTTCGACGTGCCCGAGCTGGACTGCATCGCCCTGCTGCGCGCCACCAAGAGCCCGGTCCTCTACGTGCAGATCGCCGGGCGCGGCATGCGCACGGCGCCCGGCAAGGTGGACTGCCTGTGGCTGGACTTCACCGACACCACCGCCACCCTGGGGCCGGTGGACGCCATCAAGGGCCGGGCCCGGCTGCCCAAGCGCGAGGCATCGGCCGAAGGCGAGCGCCCGGCCATGGTCAAGCACTGCGAGTGCCTGCGGCAACCCGTCGCCCATCCAGGCGCCGACCTGCGAGGCCTGCGGCGCCGTCTTCCCCCCGCCCGAGCGTGTCAACCACGGCACGGCGGCCAGCGGCGCGGCGGTCATCAGCACCGACACCGCGGCCATCAGCATCACCTCGGTGCACTACAGCCAGCACCCGGGCCGCGACGGCAAGCCCGACACGCTGCGGGTGGACTACTTCAGCGGCTTTCGGCGTGTGGCCAGCGAGTGGGTGTGCTTCGAGCACCACGGCTACGCCCGCGCCAAGGCGTGCACCTGGTGGGAGCGCCGCAGCGACGCCCCCGTGCCCGACACCGTCGCCGACGCCCTGGCCCTGAGTGCCGACCTGCTGGAGCCCGGGCGCATCCACATCCGCCAGGCCGGCAAGTACCCGGAGATCGTTCGCCATGAGCAGTTCACCAGCGCCAGCAGCCGCGCCGCTGCCACCCCCGCCGGTGGCCATGACCCTGCAGCACCTGCAAACCACCCGCCAGGCGCTGCGCGAGCTGCTGCGCCGCTATGACGCCATCACCCCCACCTGCCAGCACTGCCTGAGCTTTGCCAGCGGGCGCTGCGAGCAGTTCGACGCCACCCCGCCGCCCGAGTTCATCACCACCCCCGAAGCCTGCGAGCACTGGTCCTACGACCACATCCCCTTCTGACCCCCACCACCCCAACACGAAAGCCCCTGCCACCATGGCCACAGCAACCCGCGTCTACCTGGTCACCATCGGCGAGCACGACCGCCTGGTGCGCGCCAGCCACCCATCCCGAGCCCTCATGCACGTGGCCAAGGACATCGCCAAGGTCGGCGTGGCCAGCCAGGACGAGCTGATCGAGTGCCTGTCCGACGGCATCAAGGTCGAGACCGCCAGCGAGGCCGGCGATGACGCCGCGCCGGCCGCCCCTGTCGATGACCGCACCGGCAGCCTGTTCGCCAGCGCGCCCGCCGCGCCGCCGGTGGCGCCCGACCCCAGCAAGGCCGCGTGGCCGATGCCGACGACACCCCGCGCCACGCTGACCCAGACCGTCGAGCCGGCCGCCGCCGTGGCCGATGCCGACGCAGAAGATTCCGATGACGAAGACGACGACACACAGGCGGCGCCATCGCGTGCTGCCCGGCCGTCACCGGTGAAGTACCGCGACCCCGCAACCGGCTCGTCCTGGACCGGCAAGGGCCTGAAACCCGCCTGGCTACGCGAGGCCCTGAACGCGGGCCGCAGCCTGGCTGAATTCGAGCTGTGAGGCCAGCCATGGCCAAGAGCAAAGGCATCCTGCCGCCCAAACGGTTCTGGACGGCTGAGGAAGAAGCGCTCATGCGCGAGCACTACGCCGACAGCTACACCAGCGCGCTGGCCAAATACTTCGGGTGCTCGGTGCACCGTGTGCTGCGCAAGGCCAACGCCATGGGCCTGAGCAAGTCGGCCGAGTTGGTCGCCGAGATTGCCCGGATCCGCACCACTGCGCCAGGCCACGGTAGCCAGCGCACACGCATCCAGCCTGGCGCCGAGCCGTGGAACAAGGGCCGCAGTTTTGAAGCGGGCGGGCGCAGCGTGGAAACCCGGTTCCAGCACGGGAACAAGCCTCACACCTGGGTGCCCGTGGGCAGCCTGCGCATCGTCGAAGGCACCCTGGAACGCAAGGTCAACGACCTGCCCGGCGCGCACACGGTGCGCTGGAAGCCGGTGCACCGCCTGGTCTGGATCGAGGCGCATGGCGAAGTGCCGCCCGGCCACCTGGTGGTGTTCAAGCCCGGCCGCAAGACGCTTGACCCGGCGCTGATCACGCTCGATGCCGTCGAGCTTGTGACGCGCGAGCAGCACATGCTGCGCAACACCGTGCACCGCTACGGGCCCGAGATCGCATCCATCCACCGTCTGCGCGGTCTCGTCCGCCGACAGATCAACCACCAGGCCAATGAGGCCGAGAAAGCACCATGAGCAACACCACCACCAACGACATGACCGCCCTTCGCGCCGAGCTGTTCGCCACGCTGCGCGGCTTGAAGGACAAGACCGTCGACCTGGACACCGCCAGGGCCGTCAACGACGTGGCCAAGACGCTGGTCGACACCGCCAAGGTGGAGGTCGACTACATCCGCGCCTCGGGCGGCGGCGAATCGACGTTCCTGGACGGCGCCACGGGCAATGGCAACCTGCCGCCTGGCATCACCACCAGCGTGGTGCACCGGATCAAGGGGTGATGGGCATGAGATCGATGCAGGCAGTTACCGAGGATTCCTCGGCCACTGGCAAGGCGACCGTCGCCATCGATGTGCGGGCAGGCTACCGGAGCAACACGTACCTTGCCGCTGGCGGCAGCCCCAGGCAGCAAGCATCGAGCACGGCCGGCGCAGCACAAGCCGTGCAGGCCCTGGCGCGCAAGCTGCTGCCCAGCACGCCTACGCGCATCGAGTTCGTGGGTGTAGACGCCCGCGGCATACAGACGTGGAGGATCACGCAATGAGCACAACAGCATGCGATGACCAGGCGCCGAGCATCCCACGGACGCCCGCCAGCGAGGACGCGCTAGCTTCCGCATCGCAGCCGGCGGAGCGCCTTCCTGCCGACTTTCTCCTCTGGGCAGTCAAGACATTGACCCGCGAGCGCGCAGCACTGGGCGGCTTCGTCGCGCTCGGAAACGAGTTGTACCGGGCCGCAGCCTACGACCGATGGATTGCTGCGTTGACAGCCCAGCCTGCCACAGCACAGCCGGCGGCGTGGATGTACACGCTGGAATACGGTGAGAAGGTTGCGGACACGAAGGTGTCGCGGCATCAACTGAACTACCCGTTCGGGGTGTGTGGTGCGGATTACCTGCGCCGCAACGACGACGGAGTGAGTTACGTTCGACAAACACCCCTCTACGCCGCCCCACCCGCCGCGGCGCAGCCGGTGGCGCACATCGACATCAGGCAACTCGCTGCTGATGTCTGGTCGCTGGCGGCATGTGGGCCTGCCACGCCCGTGGTTGATCGGCTGGAGCGTATTGAGGCAACCTTGCTCGCAGCACTCGCCGCCACTCCCGCCGCAGCGCGGGCGCCGCTGACGGATGACCGCATCAAGACGGTACACGCCGAACTGTTGAGCGACCCGGACGCCACCTGGGTGCAATTCGCCCGTGCCATCGAACGCGCCCACGGCATCACGGCCGCTGGCCAGGAAGGCGGTGCAGCATGAGCCTGCATTGCTACAGCCATGACGGCGAGATGTTCCGCCTGCAGTTCGGCGACATGCTCGACAGCATGGATGCCCCACAGGCTGGAAGCACCTACTTCGAGGCCGACTGCGCGATGCTGACGGCCGCGGGCTTCGCCACCAAGCGTGCCATCGAGTCGCTGCTGGAAGACCTTGACTGCCGGCTGGCCGATGAGATCGGCGAGGCCGCAGGCGATGACTTCACCGCCGCCAGCCAGGAAGCGAAGGAAGACCTTCGCTCCATGCTGCAAAGCTGGATCGAGACGCACATCAACGTCACCCGCCACTTCAGGGTCATCGGCAAGATCCGCCAGCGCACGCTGACAGCCGAGGACATGGGCGAAGGCGGTGCATCATGAAAATCACCTTGTCTGAATGGGCCTCCCGCCGCTACAGCCCGCCTCCCAGCGCCTGGACGCTGCGCCGCTGGGCGCGCGAGGGCGACATCCACCCGGCGCCCGAGCGGGTGGGCAAGGCCTACTACGTCGACGAGCACGCACGCCGGCTCAGCGCAGGCAGCAGCGGAGCTCCGACGCTGGTGCAGAGGATCCAGGGCGCCACATGAGCGCCGCCCGCCGCAACCACCGGCGCCGCGACTGGCCGCGCGGCCTGTACGAGCCGCGCCCAGGCTACTACGCCTGGCGCCACCCTGACGGGCGGGTGTTCGTGCTGGGCCGCGTGACGCTGGCGCAAGCTCGCAATGAGGCCCTGGCCGCGAATCAGCACGTGCTGGATACCAAGCCCGGGCTGATCGAGCGCATGACCGGCTCGGCGCACACCGTCTCCGAGCTGCTTGGCAAGTTGCCCGTGTCCACGGTCAAGTCCACGCTCGACAACCACCGCACGCAGGACAAGGCCATCCGCGCCAGCCTGGGCGCCACCAGTTGCGCCGAGCTGACGGTGGCCGCGTGCGCCCAGCTGATCGAGAGCGTCGCGGCCGCGACCCCGAACACGGCTGCCAAGCTGCGCTCACGCCTCATCGTGATGTGCCGGCGCGGCCAGGCCCTGGGCTGGATGGACAGCAACCCAGCCGCGGTCACGCAGCGGCCCACCGTGCGCGTGCAGCGCGGCAGGCTGACGTTGGAGACGTTCACGGCCATCCACGCGCGCGCCGCCGAGGTTGCCGCCTGGCTGCCGCACGCGATGATGCTCGCGCTCGTGAGCGGCCAGGACCGCAGCACCATCGTCGCCATGCGCCGCGCGGACATCGACGGTGACGTGCTGCATGTGCGCCGGCGCAAGACTTCAGCACTGATCGACATCCCGCTGGCCCTGCGGCTGGACGGCATGGGCGTGACGCTGGGCGAGCTTGTGCGCGCCCGCGGGCGCGTCGTCTCGCCGTACCTCGTCCACCACCATCGGGCGACCGGTCGGGCCAGCGCTGGAGACCCGATCTACACCGAGCGCGTGAGCCTGGCATTTGCCGAAGCGCGCCGGCTGGCCGGCATCGAGGACGGCCCTGAGGCGCCCACTTTCCACGAGATCAGGTCGCTTTCGGCTCGCCTCTACACGGCCCAGGGCGGCGTTGACGTGCAGGCCCTGCTCGGCCACAAGAGCGACGCCATGACGGCCACCTACCGCGATGCGCGAGGGGTCGAGGCAGTGCGTGTCCGCGTGGCCTGATATGCACGCCAAGTGAACAGCAAGTAAACGCTAGCAGGGGCGTGCTCTGTCAGCGTAGCAGAATCATTCCATGATCTACCTCATCGGTGACCTGCAGGGCTGCTGTGATGCCTTCGACCGGCTGCTCGACCACATCGGCTACTCGCCCTC